TGCAGAAGTTTGGAATGCAATGAAACAACTAAATCCTGGAGAGCTTACAAGTGATCAATTAGATGCACTTATGGCCGCTTCAGATGACATGGACAAGTTATATGATACAATAGAAGGTATGGGAGCAGTAGGAGCCGCGGCAATACAAGGTGCGGCGAACATCGTTGATGATAATAAGAAAACAGCAATTCAAGCCAAACCAGTTGATCCAAAGAAATTAGAAAAAGCAAAAGCTGATGCAGAAGAAGGCGAAAAAGAAGCAGTAGATTACGATTACGAAACACAGTTTAACGAATACCTAGAAGAAGGTCCTTTAGATGCAATTAAAAAAGGTGCAAGTGCAGTAGGCGGAGCAATTAAAAAAGGTGCGGCGGCTGTTGGACGAGGTGCTAGTAACCTTACTAACAAAGTTACAGCAGACAAGTTAATGAAGCAATGGAAAAAGATGGGCGAACCTAAAGACATGGGTACAGTTGTAAACATTTTAGCAGGTGCAGGATTAACAAACGATCAGATTAGTGGAATAGGTAAAGAACAAAAAGTTAAATTACCTACACCAACAAAACCAGAAGCGGGTGCAGATACTACAGACGCAGATGGTACACCAGTAGATAAAACTTTTGACAAAAGTCAAAAGATGTCAGACTTTGGTAAAGTAGGAAAAGATGCTGAACCAATGCCTAAAGATGGCGCACCAGGAAAAGATGGTGCTCCAGGTATAGCAGGAACTCCAGGTAAAGCAGGTGCTGACGGTAAAGCAGGTGCTCCTGGTAAAGACGGTGCTCCAAGCAACGTAACACCAATTGATAAAAACAAAGACGGCAAAGACGATAACACAGGAAAAGTAATTCAAATGCCTGGTACTAAACCAGCTGACGGAGTTGGTGCTCCTCAAAGTGGAATTGCAAAAGGTGCCGCAAGTGCTACTCCTAAACAAGGACAAGCAAAAGCAACTGCTCCTAGTGGACAAGCAAACGCAGTAGACGTTCCAACACTAGCAAAACAAATAAGTGATGCAGGAGTTGGTGCAGAAATTAAAGCACAGCTTTCAGGAACACAAGGTGGCGGAAGTGATTTAGGTCAAGGTTTAGAAATAGACATTCCAACACTAGCACAAAAAATTAGTGATGCTGGAATGCAACAATCAATTAAACAACAACTTACAACAAAAGAACCTGCCTAGAAAAAAGGCATACTTGTTTTTTTAGCAGTTTCAAGATTCTGCTTAACGAGTTTAGCAAATACTTCTCTATCCTCAGGACCTACAGCATACATTTCGTCAAGGGTCACACCTCCACGCATATACCAACAAAGTCTACTTAATTCAAGTTTGAAGTTTTTTGTCTCGTTTTCCATGTCTTCGACGATTTTTAGGATCTCTTCGAGAGACTTGCTTAAGATCCTTATGCGAAAAAATTTGATTGGTCGAATGTAATTGGTACTTCAAAGTTTTCTGGAGCACCTAAGTCACGTTCCTCTTGAGTAGTTTCTACTTTAAAAGGTTCAACCTCATATTTTTGCTTTTCTTTTGTTAGATGATCTGTAATTGCAGTAAAGAAATTTTTATCAGCATTCTTTATAAACTCTGCAATATGATTTTGATCAACAACAACTTCGTCACCAACTTGGATTTGTACAATCCCATGAGTTACCATATCAATAGTAACATTAGTCAGTTTAGTAAATGACTCTGAAAACCTTTCTAGTTTTTCTGCATCATTAAGTTCTGAACTATTAATTACTGAAGCAATACGTTGTTCTTCAAACGTCTTAATTGCTGTTCTAGTATACTCTTGGTAAGTTTGGGGTCTTAACGTAATTTTGAATTTCTCAATATTAACTACATTCTCATAACTTATGTTTTGATATTTGTCTAGTAATTGTCTTAAATCAAGATCAAATTTACGTGTTGTTCCTGCTTCAGGAACTCTTGTTTCAATTTCCATCTTCTCACCATAAGTAGCAATCCTGATAGCAATTAAAATTGCATCAACATCAATGCTAGGTATTACCCACGCATTTTTAATATTAGGTATACAACTTTGTATTACATCTACTACAGATTGACCATTTAATAGTGCATCTGGTGTTTTGAAAGCAAGTTCGTCTTTGGCCGTCATAGCATAAACAGGAAGTTCACCATTTTCAGTCATTTCAATGGAACCCTCTTTATACCAGTGACCTTTGCTTGGCAAAGACAAGTATATTTTAGGTTGCCTAAAATATTTCTGTAACGGGTTTGGTCCCGATGGTTTTATTTCTGGCATGATTTTCTCCGGCTAAATAATAAAGTATTCATATTGATATTTATGGTACGGAGTTAACTGGGTATATAATATATGGTTCAAGTCACATATCAAGGCGGAGGAATGGATGGCGTTACATCAAACGCCGCCTCAGAAGCCACATTACAGCTACTTTTAAAAGCCTTAAGTGGTAAGGGCGGTGGTGCGGGTGTACAAGATGCCTACAATAAAGCCCAAAATAAGGGTATGCTTGGGCAAAAAGCCCTAACAAAGTCTACTGGTGCACAAACTAAAGCTACTGATACACAAACAGCGGCCGCAAAAGCCTCTGCTAAAGCATTTAAAATGGTTACAGGTGCAGTCAAAGGCACCCTTGGAATGCTTGTTGGTACTCTTGGTAATGTTGCCAATACTGCCGCAAATTTAGGAAAAGAATTATTAGCTGGTGGAACTGGCATAGGTGACTTTACAAAACACATATCAGGATTAGTTGCAAAATTCCCAATATTTGGTGGAATGATGGGAGGTGCCATATCAACAATGGTTGGTATGATTGAAGGACAAATAGCATCTTTCAGACAACTTTCTAATTCAGGTATTGACTTTGGTGGCAGTTTATTTGAAATTATGAACCAGTCAACTAAAACAGGATTAAGCATGGAGCAATTTGCAGGTGCTTTATCAGAAGGTTCTCAAAACCTAGCAACAATGTTTGGAGGTGCTTCAGCAGGTGCTTCAAGATTTGCAGGACTACAAAGAGAGCTTAAAGGATCAATTGGAGAGCTAAACAGATTAGGTGTTAGCTTAGATGAAGTTGGTACTTTTACAAATGATTATTTAGAAATTGCAAAAATATCTGGACGTTATCAAAATATGACAGACAGACAATTAGCGGCAGGAACAAAAGATTATATCATGCAACTTGATCAACTTGCTAAAGTTACAGGTATGACAAGGAAAGAAGCCGCGGAGGCATTAAGAGCTCAAGCTAACGATAAAAGACTTCAGGCCTTATACGCAAGTTTAGACGATGCAACTAGAACGTCAATTGACAATACATTGGCAATGATGGGTAACGTTGGTCCAGAGTTTAAAGAAGGAATTACAGAATTAATTGCTACAGGTGGTGCTCCGTTAAGTGAATATGGTAAAGGTTTAATTGCAACTATGCCTGAGCTAGGTGAAGCGTCAAGACAATTAAAAGCAGGACAAATTACAAACGAAGAATTTATTGAAATAGCTAGACAGGCCCAAGCGAAACAAAAACAGATGTTAAATGAAAACGGCGAGATGATAGGAACATACGCGGCTATGGGCGGGACTTTATATAACGCATCATTAGATATTGCTAAAGCAGGAAAAATTGGTGGTAAGTTATCTGAAGCACAGCAACAACAACTAGACGCACAGAAAAATGCTGAAAGAGGATTAACAGAATTTGAAAGTAAAATTACACAAATAAGAAACACAATTCTTAGTAAACTTATTGATAGTGGTGTGTTTGATCAATTAGCACTAATACTTACAGAAGTAGCTGATGTGTTTACAGGATTGTTTGGTAAAGGTGGATCAGGTACAAAAACATTAGACAGTTGGTTTGAAAGTATTGCTAAATGGATCGACGATGTTAAAAATGCCTTTGGTGCTGGAGCATCAATAGGTGATGTATTAAAAGAATATGTATGGAAACCTATTAAGAAAGCACTCAGTAATTTCTGGAGTGGTACAGGAGAAACAACTACAACTGAAAACGAAGATGGATCAACTACTACATCAGTTGACAAAGGATTAAAAGGTCAATTCATTGACAGTCTTAAAAGTGTAGGAAAATATTTGTTTGTAGGTGGTTTGGCTTTAGGAGCCATAATACTTGCAATGAGTGCCGCCATTGGGGCATTAGCGGCGCCATTAAATCTTGCTAGTCCAGGACTACTTGCACTAGGAGCCGCATTTGCAGGTATAGGTGTAGCGGCTGGTGGTATATCATTATTAATAGATGCCATTACAGGTTCAGTAGGTAAGCTGGCCGACGGTGCTAAAAAGTTTGAAGAGCTTGATGCTGATCAACTTAAACTAGTAGGTGGCGGGTTAGCAGAAATTACAGGACCAATTATGGATCTTGCTAAAGGTGGTATAGTTGCAAACTTTGTTGGTTCAGGTGCATTTAAAAACCTAGCAGATGGTGTTAAAGAGTTTCAAACTATTGATCCAAGTAACTTACACGCAGTAGGACCAGCATTAACAAGTTTACATAAAGGTATGAGTGCATTTACAGGAGATGGTGTACTTGATAGTATTAGTAAAGCACTTGGAAGTTTATTTGGTGGAAGTTCAGGAAGTTTAAGTGATTTAGCAGAAGATGTTAAACTATTTGCTGACGTAGACTCACAAGGATTAAAAAATATTGGTGACGGATTACAAAGTATTGCTAACTTTATTGAAGCAATGGATGGAGCCAATTTACGTACTGTTTCCAAATCACTTTCAGAACTTACAAAACAGTTACAAAAATACCAAGAAGAATACAGTAAAATGGATGCAGACACTAAAGCCAATCTTGTTAGCAACTTTACAAGTTTTGGAGAAGGCCAGAAAGGTGCCGCAGACAAGCTAGATCAGTTAAATAATAGTGTACAAATGATGCTAGTAGAATTAAGAAAACAAACAAGAGGCATCAACACTACCGCTGATGCGATAGGATAGGATACTAAATGAGTTGGAAAAGATACTTTAACCCAGTAGAAACAGATAAAGGAACATCTGGCAACTACTCACCTTTAGGGGGAGCGGGTAATAATGGTATGGGTCCAGCCCAAGCAAATTATTCATCATACTTACCAGATGTTTACGTTGGTAGTCCAAACCGTATTGAACGTTATGGACAATACAACACAATGGATTTAGATTCAGAAGTAAATGCCGCATTAGATATTTTAGCAGAATTCACAAGTCAAAAAAACAAAAACAATCAATCACCATTTGTAATTGACTATAAACAAGATGCAACAAATTCAGAAGTACAAGCATTAAAATTGTACTTACAACAATGGTGTAAAATACAAAATTTTGAAACTAAAATGTTTCGTATATTACGTAACATTTTTAAATATGGTGATGCTTTTTTCATTAGAGATCCTGAAACTAAACGTTGGTTCCATGTTGACCCAGCAAACGTTTCACGTATTATTGTAAATGAATCACAAGGTAAAACACCAGAACAATACATTGTTAAAAATGTAAACTTAAACTTTAAAAATGCAGTAGCAACTACTCCACATCAAACAAACGGAAACGTTACAGGTGGTGGAGATGGATACTTAACAGGTTCAGTACGTGGACAAGTAGGTGCTCCTAATCAATCAATGAGCGGTGGACGTTTCCAAAAAGACGTTCAAGAGATTGCCATTGATGCAGAGAACATGATACATTTAAGTTTAAGTGAAGGACTTGATAACAACTTTCCATTTGGTAACAGTTTGTTAGAAAGTATATTTAAAGTATACAAACAAAAAGAATTACTTGAAGATGCAATTATAATATACAGAGTACAAAGAGCGCCTGAACGTAGAGTGTTTTATGTAGATGTAGGTAATATGCCATCACACTTGGCTATGCAATTTGTTGAACGTGTTAAAACAGACATTCACCAAAGACGTATACCTAGTGCAACAGGTGGCGGACAAAATGTTATTGATAGTGCATACAATCCATTATCAATTAACGAAGACTACTTCTTTCCACAGACTGCTGAAGGGCGTGGCTCTAAAGTTGAAACATTACCAGGTGGTACTAATTTAGGGGAAATTGATGATCTTAAATATTTTACTAATAAGCTGGTACGTGGTTTGCGTATTCCTAGTTCTTATCTTCCTACAGGGCCTGACGATGGTGCTACTCAATTCCAAGATGGGCGAGTGGGTACTGCATACATACAAGAATTAAGATTTAACACATATTGTGAAAGATTACAAAATTTAGTAGTAGAAGAATTTAATCAAGAGTTTAAACGTTACTTGTTAGAAAAAGGCGTAAACATTGATACTGCTATGTTTGATTTAAGATTCCAACCACCACAAAACTTTGCAAGTTACAGACAAAGTGAAATTGATAATGCAAGAGTACCAACTTATACACAAATGAGTGCTATACCTTACATTTCAAATAGATTTGCACTTAAACGTTTCTTAGGAATGACAGAAGAGGAACTTGCAGAAAACGAAAGATTGTGGCGTGAAGAGAATGATGAAAATATTACACCACCTCCAACAGATTCAGCAGGTGAATTAAGAAGTGCTGGAATATCAAGTGCAGGTATGTCAGCAGACATGGCCGGTGCAGGAGCAGGTGAAGACGTAGCGGCTGACGGAGAAGAGCCAGCACCAGTAGATGGTGGAACAGCACCTCCTCCAGGAACAGCAACAGGTGGACCAGCAGGCGGTGGCGGAACACCACCAGCAGGAGTATAAATAGTATTATGATATTACGTGAGCTATTCTATTTCGATAAAGAAACACTTGAGCCAGTAGAGAACAAGGGTTATGATCCATCTATGGACGATTCTATTGTTTCAAAAGATGATACACGTAAGACTAGATTAACACTACGTCAGATTAATAAGATTCGTAAAGCAAGTGAACTACATAAAGAAGAGCAAGAGAAAGAATTGCACTTCGTTAGACAAATGTACGGCTTGGCCGCTAACGCAGAGCAGGCAGTTTAACTTTACGAGGAAATTAAATGTCCACAGCCTTTGTAATAGGTAATGGAAAATCAAGAATACCAATCCCACTAGAAGCATTAAAGCAACACGGTAAGCTATATGCCTGTAATGCGGTTTATAGAGAGTTTGAACCCGACTACCTAGTTGCTGTTGATACTAAAATGATCAGCGAGATCAATAGACATAAGTGGCAATACAATCACGAAGTATGGACTAATCCTAATAAAGCATACGACAATATGAATCTTTTTAACTTCTTTGAGGAGCCATTGGGTTGGAGTAGTGGACCTACAGCATTATGGTTAGCAACGTATGGCGATAAAAAGAACCCTACTGCACACCAGCATGATACAATATATATACTAGGGTTTGATTTTAAAGGTACAACACCAGATAACTTAAAAGGTGAGGGCGGATCGCTTAATAATATATACGCAGATACAGAAAATTATAAAAAATCAAACGACCCTGCTACATACCACGGTAATTGGGCCAGGCAGGTTGGCATAGTTTGTCAGAAAAATCCTCAAAAGAGATATATAAGAGTAGTAACAAACAAACAGGATTACTGTCCGGACAACTTAACGCAGTTAGTTAACTTTTCGAACATGGAAACGGCAGAATTCATGCAAAACTTTAAGATTCTACAATCTTAATGTAAAACCGGCGTATTTTCGCCTATATCTACGCACTTTTCTTCATAAACCATAAATACAAGTGACAGCCTTACCACATCTAAACAATAGGAGGATAATAAAATGGCAAATCAATCTAAATTTGAAGCGATGCTTGAAAAGTTAATCGCAGAAGACAAAGCGGGAGCTGAAGAATTATTTCACGAAATAGTTGTTGAGAAATCTCGTTCAATATACGAAGATTTACTTGAAACTGACACAGCAGAAGTTGAAGTTGACGAAGCGAAAGCAGATGCTAAATCAGAAGATAAAGTAGAAGAAAAAACAGAAGAAGCTAAAGAAGACGAAAAAGTTGAAGAAGTTGCAAAAGACGAAGAAGCAAAAGAAGACAAAGTTGAAGAAAAAGCTGAAGCTGATGCAGAAGACAAAGTTGAAGAAAAAGCTGAAGATTCTAAAGACGAAGAAGTTAAAGAAGAATTAGTTGACATTCAACCAGTTGCAGACGAAATTACACCAGAAGATGACATGGGTGGCGATGCCGCTGATGACATGATTGCTGACATCGAAGACGGTGAAGGTGAAGAAGGTGAAGAAGATAAAGGTGACGACGAAGACTTAGAAGACAGAGTTGTTGACCTTGAAGATGCTCTTGATGATCTTAAAGCTGAATTTGACGGCATGATGGCTGACAAAGACGGTGACGACGCTGAAGCAGATGCAGAACCAGAAATGGATGCAGACGCAGATGGCGAAGAAGGTGACGAAGAGAAGGAAGATGAAGCTGTTGATACAGAAGCTACTTCCGAACTTGAGCAACCTGCGTTTGAAAATGCTGAGAAACCAGTACAATCAAGCACAGAGCTAATGAGAGAATACGTAACTAAAGTTGCTGAACCTAAAAGAGATTCAGGAACAGACGGTACTAAATCTCCAGTAGCTGGAAAAAATGATATGGGCGGCGACGCTGGAAACATTGCCAAAGGTGGTGAAGAATCCGGAAGTAAAGCGGCAAGTCCAAAAGAAGACTCTGCAGGGAACGTTAACGTACCAGGCGGAAAAGCTTCTAAATCATTAAAAAGCTCAAAAGCGGCTGTTACAGCCGAAAAGGGTGCCGACACTGATTCAGTTATCGGTTCCTAATAGTTTGTTGTTAAGGAGAACTAGGTGATAAACTTAAGAGAGAACTTGACGTTCGACCAAGCAAAATTGGTTTTAGAGACTACTGAGAACGACAAGGGTGGAAAAGACCTTTACATGAAGGGAATTTGCATCCAAGGCGGAGTAAAAAATGCTAACCAGCGAGTTTACCCTGTTACCGAGATTAGTAGGGCTGTCAACACACTCAACGACCAAATAACTGGTGGATATTCAGTTCTTGGAGAAGTTGATCATCCAGAAGGACTTAACATAAACTTAGACCGTGTTTCGCACATGATCACAGAAATGTGGATGGACGGACCAAACGGTTATGGGAAACTTAAAGTATTACCTACGCCGATGGGACAACTAGTTAAAACAATGCTGGAAAGCGGAGTTAAACTAGGTGTTTCATCACGTGGTAGCGGAAACGTCATGGAAGACGGGTCCGGTCAAGTAAGCGATTACGAGATTATTACAGTCGATGTAGTTGCTCAACCCAGTGCTCCAGGTGCCTACCCGACACCAATTTACGAGCATTTATTAAATGCCCGTGGGGGGTACAAGGCACTAGAATTAGCACGAGAAGTTCGAGGCAACGACAAGGCGCAAAAGTATTTGAAGGAATCTTTGGTTAATATAATCAAAGGCCTCCAGTAATAAGGAGAAAAATATGTTGGAAGCACTGAAATCACTTTTTGAAAACAACGCAATTTCAGAAGAAATCAGAGCAGACATCCAAGAAGCATGGGACAAACAGATTGCTGAAAACAAGCTGAATGTTACTGCTGAACTTCGTGAAGAGTTCGCTAAAAAATACGAACATGATAAAGCTACTATGGTTGAAGCAATTGATTCCATGGTGACAACAAAACTTCAAGAAGAAATTTCCGAGTTCGCTGAAGACAGAAAACAATTAGCAGAAGCAAGAGCCAAATATGCTGTTGCTATGCGTGAAAACGCAGGATTGTTAAAAGGTTTTGTATTTGAACAGTTGAAAAAGGAAGTGGGTGAGTTACATGAAGACCAAAAAGTAATGTCAGATAAGTTTGGCAAACTTGAGGAATTCGTTGTAGAAGCTCTAGCTAAAGAAATCGCAGAGTTCCACGAAGATAAAAAAGACTTGGCTGAAACTAAAGTAAGATTAGTTAGAGAAGCCAAAGAACACTTGACAAAAGTACGCAAGTCTTTTGTTGAGAAAAGTGCAAAAATTGTATCTGAAGGAGTTAGTAAAAAACTTACAAGTGAAATTACTCAACTTAAAGAAGATATTGATTCAGCACGTAAGAATGATTTTGGTCGCAAAATTTTCGAAACGTTTGCAGGCGAGTATGCAAATAGCTACTTAAACGAAAAATCTGAAACAGCTAAACTTTTAAAAGTTGTAGACGTTAAAGAAAAAGCAGTTGAAGAAGCTAAAGCAGAAGTCGAAGAAGTTAAGAAAATCGTCGAGAGTAAAGACGCAGAAATTAATAAAATTTCTGATGCGGCTAAACGTAAAGAAGTAATGCACGAATTAACTGGACCTTTGAGCAAGGACCAGCGTGAGATTATGGTAGACTTACTGGAAAATGTACAAACAGATGGTTTGAGAAAAGCATTTGATAAGTATATTCCGGCAGTAATTGACGGTAAAACTCCAGCGAAGAAGAAGGCGACATTAACAGAGTCAGAGGCAAAAGAAATCACAGGCAATAAAGAATCTAACGTTAGTAGAGTAAGTCAAGAAGAGAATAATAATATTATTCACATTCAAAAACTTGCTGGATTGAAATAAGGAGAAAACAATGTCAGAACTACTAGAAAGTCGCTGGCAGGATACCAAAACTGCTCTTTTAGAAGGCCTTAATGGCAACAAAAAAGCTGTAATGGCAAGTACTCTAGAAAACACACGCAAGTGGTTGAATGAGACTGCAACAGCTGGTTCTACAAGCGCCGGTAATGTAGCAACTCTAAATAGAGTTATCCTACCAGTAATCAGAAGGGTCATGCCTACTGTAATAGCCAACGAATTAGTTGGTGTACAGCCTATGACAGGACCAGTGGGTCAAATCCACACATTAAGAGTACGTTACGCAGATTCATCTGATGGTAACGAAGTTGGTGAAGAAGCATTATCACCATTTAAGATCGCGGCGGCATATTCAGGTAACGCCACTGACGCAACACCAAAAGGTGGAGCAACAGCGGCACTTGAAGGTCAAGCAGGTAAGAGATTATCTATCCAGATCTTAAAGCAAACTGTCGAAGCAAAAACTAGAAAGCTATCAGCTAGATGGACTTTTGAAGCGGCACAAGATGCTCAAGCACAGCAAGGCATCGATATTGAAGCAGAAATTATGGCGGCATTAGCCCAAGAAATTACTGCTGAGATCGATCAAGAAGTATTAGCTTCTTTAAGAGCTTTAGCTGGAACGCAAAACCAACAAGCATACGACCAGAACGCTGTAAGCGGTACTGCAACATTCGTAGGTGATGAACACGCGGCTTTGGCTGTGATGATCAACCGTGTTGCTAACAACATCGCACAGAGAACTAGACGTGGTGCTGGTAACTATGCTGTGGTATCACCACACGCATTAACTATCCTACAATCTGCAACAACTTCAGCGTTCGCAAGAACTACTGAAGGTGCATTTGAGGCTCCTACAAATACTAAAATGGTTGGAACATTAAATTCAGCTATGAAAGTATATGTAGATTCATATGCCACTGATGCAACAGCAGTATTAGTTGGATACAAAGGTTCAAGTGAATCAGACGCACCTGCGTTCTACTGCCCTTACATTCCTTTAATGTCAAGTGGCGTAGTACTAGATCCGTCTAGCTTTGAACCAGTAGTAAGTTTCATGACTAGATACGGATATGTTGAGTTAAACAACACAGCATCTTCACTAGGTAATGCGGCTGACTACTTAGGTACAGTTACTATTGCGAACGTAACTTTTAGCTAATCCATAGGGTTAGTTACTGAGTAACAACTTTAGATAGGCCCTTCGGGGCCTATCTTTTTTTATGGCTAAATACTAGTACAAAATCGTTCATCCTATCTAGGACGGAAGTAGCATAATGCGAAGGAACGCACTCAAACTTTAACAGGGGAGGGTGTTATGAACAGATTCGATCATTTACATAAACAGTACCGTGAGCAAAAACTGAGAGCTCGTAAAGAACGCATATTAGCGAACAGCAGAGATGTTGTTGAGGTTAATGGCAATGGTACTTCTGGATATCGTATCAAACACGGTGAAAACAAAGATCGTGTTGCCGGTCATTTAACGGTTGATCATCCAAATAAGAAAATATAACATTTTGGTAAACCTTTTTACAAATAATGGCATTTTTAGGTTGATTATTTGAAAAAGAGGTGTTATATTAGTAATATAAGCATTAGGAGAGTAATTAACTCTTAATTATAGTGCAAGGAAGAGCCCTTTACCAGAAGGGGCGAACTTGACTGTCCAGGGGTGGTACCCAGGGTTTGTAGTAGAAATACGCAGATTCACATCGCATTCACTAGCGGGGATAGGTTGTACGTATTAGAATGGTATTCCGGTACGTGCTTGTAGGTGTAACCAAGTCCTACCTATTTTGCTTATACTTTCCAAACCCACTTCCAATAACTTTGATAAATACTTGTGTCTATAGAGCGAGCCGCATTAAAAGGATTTTAACGGCGGACTTATGGGGACAGAACCCCGTAGACCTAGAACGTCAAAGGAGAAACAAATGGGAAGACCAATTAATAAAAGATTTTTCGGAACACCTACAGCAGGTGGAAACGAAATAAAAGTAGACTTTCATGATGGCTCAGCTGTTACTGAAGGTTATATCGTTAAACAATTAGGATCAAAAAAGTTCCGTGTTAAAGAAATCGGTGGCTCAACAGAGTACGATCGTTTTTTAACTACAGGTAAATTAGCTTCTGCACTTACAGGTACAGAAATGGCTATTACTGTAAAAGGTGACGACAACGAAACTTATCAAATTGAAAAGATTGCAGGTAGAAAAGCTACTGTGATTGCACCAGATGGTACAGGTTCAAATGCACTATCAGGAACATCATTATCTTGGACATTTACAGCATCTGGTTCAGATGGAGCGGCACAGGTTGAAGAAGCTGGTGACGATGACACTAAAGCAGGTACTGATGATGACGATTTCGCAAATGCGTAATTAGTTTGTTTGTGGGGGCTTCGGTCCCCGCAACACTTTAAGGAAAATTGTAAATGGCAAAGAATTTAGTAGTAGACGGCGATTATAGAATCAAGACACAGGATTCAGGAACAATCTTCTTGGATACAGGGACTCAGATCGGTCAAGTTTATATGACTGGTAACCTTGTTGTCAAAGGTAATACAACATCCGTTGAAGCTACTGACCTTGCTTTAAAAGATAATATTATTGAAGTTAACTCAGGAGAACAGGGTGCAGGTGTTACACTTGGTACTGCTGGTATTCAAGTTGACAGAGGTAGTTTAGTTGATACGCAAATTGTTTTTGATGAAAGTGTAAGTTGGAATGATCCAGTTACAAATACAATCAAGACAGGTGCGTTTAAATTAAGAGATGTTAACGGTGGTAACATTGGACTAGAAGTTAGAAGTATTGCAACAGGTGGTGCTGACTTATTTTTAATTAATGCTGGTACAGGTGTTATAAGTGTTAGCGGAACTAACTCATATGAAAATCAAATTACTGATGACGATGATATTCCTAATAAAAAATATGTAGACGTTGCTATTGCGGCTCAGGTTGCCGCGGCAGACTTCCAGAAAATTAGAGATGGAAGTGTAAGTCATACAGAGATGGTTGTTGAAGATTTTGAAACTTCAGGAAATCCAAGTCAAGCAAGAGTTACAGTTGATGGAAACAATCACGTTACATTTTGGGATAACAGAACTGAGTTACACGATTTAAGAATAACAGGTTCAACAATTCAAACTACTACTAGTGGTTCTGATTTAACGTTATCTGCTCCAGGAACAGGTTCAGTAGTTATTGACGACCAATTACAAATTTTAACAACACCTAGTCCAGATGATGCTAGTGTAGATCCAGCACAACCAACAGATGGTTTAAAGATTTATGCTAAGACTCAAGGCGTAGGTAAGACAGGCTTATATTATGTAAATAGTAATAATGTAAGAGACGAAATAATAAGTAAAAACAGATCATTGCTTTTAAGCATGATCTTTTAAGGATAAAAAATGGCAATAGCACAAGCGGCAATAGGAAATACAGATACAGTAGTTTTAACTGTACCGGCAAGTACTGAATATGCAATTACAACTATTATGGTTTGTAATCATGCAGGCTTTAACGCAGGTGGCACTAATGATACGTCATTCGATTTACACTTTGTAAAGAGTGGACAAGCAAAGTCCAACACTAACATGGTTGTAAAAGAAATTCCAGTACCAGGTGGAGAAACATTTACACTTGATACTGAGAAAGTTATCTTAGAAGCAGGCGATAAAGTAACAGTATTAGGTCAAGCACCGTTGAATCTAGCAATTACTGTAAGTTATTTGGTAGTATAATATGAGATTTCTACGTAGACAGTCAACAAACAGTCGTGGTCTTTACGGACAAGATGATATCCGTAGGGATATTAACGGCCAAGTTGTACTTGATAGTACAGATATGTTGATGGTTCCTAAAGGCACAGCGGCACAAAAAGTTACTAGCCCAGTAAACGGCCATATGAGATACAACACAGATACAAATGTATTTGAAAACTACCAAGGTGGTAGTTGGGCACCTATTAGAAGATTTGAACCAGCTAGTATCGTTATGCAAAGTTTAGGTAACGGTAATGATGTTGAAACAAAATTTGGTCCATTAAACAATGGAGACACATATAATCCAACACCAGCGGCGGCACAAAATTTAATTGTACTAATTGAAAACGTATTTCAACTTCCAACAACTAACTACACACTAGAACAAAACCCAGGCGGATATGCCGCAGGTTGGTATGTAGTATTTGGTACAGCAGTACCAACAGGAAAACCAGTTACGGTTCTCCACAACTTTGACAAGTAATGTCTGAAAACGGTATATCACACAAACAATACAAAAGACAAAGACAAGAAGCAAAGTTAAAACTTGCGGCAGAGAAACGTGCGGCAACGGGCAAAAGATCTACACTTAAAAAAGGTAATATGCCTACACTATATACACCAAGCAATAACGACTCTAGTAACACTAAAAAAATCACAACAGGTACTTTAAAAACTGGCCGTCCTTGGATATAGTATTCCGCTAAATATAGTATAGGAGTACAATATGGCAATAGCTAGAATATCAGGTCCATTATTAGCGGCGAATCTAAAGAGAACGCAGTCTAATCTTGCGTTTGAAACTGATCTTTTATACATTGGTGCGTTGAATGACAGAATAGGTATTAAGACTAGTTCACCTGCATCTACCTTTAACATTAATGGTCAAATTAATGCTCCTAGTACATACGCAACAAACTATTACGCAGGTAACTTACATATTGATACTGATGGTGTTCGTGCAGTAGTAGGAGATATAAACTTAAATGCTGTAGAAAAAATTAAAATAGATAATTTAAAAACTACAGGCGTTCGTAAATTACAGATTAATAATAATGACATTATGTCGTTTGAAAATAATGATGACATTGTTTTTAATCCTAATCAAAGTGGTGTTACAAACTTTTTAAAAGATACAAATGTTAATGGTAACGTAAGTGCAACAGGAAACGTTGTTGTTCCAGGTAACGTTACAGCAGGTGGTAACTTTGATTTAGGTAATCAATCAACTGATACAGTTGACTTTGATTTTGTAAAATTTACACAAGATTTAGTTCCAAGAAGAACTGAAGATTTATTAAGTTTAGGTAGTGCTACAAAACGTTGGAATGATATTAATGCTGGAATGTTAGACGTTGGCGATATTAATATTGATACTAATGTTATAACTACAAAATCATTTAATAGTAATTTCTATATTAGACCATCAGGTACTGGTGCTATTGTAGTTGAAGATTTACGTTTTAGTGCAAATGTTTTATCATCTACAGGTTCTAATGATATAGAATTTGCACCAGGTGGCCAAGATATAGGAATAACTGCTACGGGATCTTTAAAAGTTCCGGCTGGTACAGAAGCTCAAAGACCGTCAACAGCAACTGATGTACGTTTTAATACTACAACTAACTTCTTTGAATTATTTTCAACTGCATATACTCCTTTAAGAGGTATATGGAGTGAAGATAGAAACACTTATGTATTAGCAAATGTTGACAATAGCTTTAGTTTTGTTACAAACGGTCAAACAAATACTACTTTAACAGCAGATGGATTAGTAACAAATAAACTAATTTCACAAGATAATATTACTATTGATAATGCTAATATTACAAGTGCTTCAACAAACGCAAATATAGTTCTTACAGCAAACGGAACCGGTACAGTTAATATAGGTAGCTTTAAAATTAACGGAAATTTAATTCAAAATACAGGTGCTGGTGACTTTGTTTTTAACCATGCTGGAAACGGTGATTTAGGTGTTTTAAAATTTGGCGGAACTGGCGGTTTTGTTATACCAGCAGGATCACTTGCTGACAGACCTGCAGGTGTTGACGTTGGTGCAACACGTTATAATACTACATTAAGATACTTGGAAACTTGGGAAGGTACTGAGTGGGCCAACGTATCAGGTGCTGGAGATTCTGTAACAGAAGAGTATATGCAGGAACTTGTTAATATCTATACCTTAGCACTGGGTTAATATCCAAAACGTATAAATACATATAACATAAGACAAGACCATCTGAGGGAGAGAAGCCCGAAGACGTTTTATGGGACAAACCGTGGTTATCCAGCGATGTAATTAGGGTAGAGGGACAGGATCCCCGTATTAGGAGAAAAAGGTGGCTGTAGGTCGTATATCGGGTCCGCTTTTAAAGGCAAATCTTCTGCGTAATGGCGTAGATTTAGCATTTGAGACGGATTTACTTTACTTGGATGTTAATAATAGCAGAATCGGGATTAAGACTGCATCTCCTCAATACGATTTAGACATTAACGGAACTACAAGATCAACAGACATAGTTACAACAGGAACATCATATATAGGTGATGTTAGAATTTCTGGCAACACTATTGATTCAGTTGGCACTACATTAAACTTAACAACTGTAGGTTCAGACAAAGTTACAGCATTAAAAACTCTTGATATTGACGATTTAAGATTTGATACAAACGTAATTTCAAGTACAGTTTCAAATGCAAATATAGATATTCTACCACACGGATCAGGTAAGGTAGATGTACAAGGAAATTTAGCAGTTACAGGTAATATAGATATTACAGGTAATTTAGTTGCTGATGGTGATATTACAATTTCAGGTAATGTTCAAATTGGTGACGAAGCAACTGATACAATCAGTATTACAGCAGGTATTACTTCAGACTTAAAACCAGATGCATCAGGAACATATAATTTAGGTACTCCAAGTAAAAAGTGGAATGCTGTTCATTCATCTGCGGCTTACATTGATGACATACAAATAGATACAAACGTAATTCAAAATACAGTTTCTAATGCAGACTTAGAATTAAGAACAAACGGGTCAGGATACATTATTGTTGATGACTTCTTAATGAAAGCAAACAGAATAGAAACTGCTACTAGCGATATGATATTTAATCCTGGTAGTGGAACTGTTAAGATTGACTCAACAGGTTCAGTTAGAATACCATCAGGAACAACTGCACAAAGACCAGCTGTTCCGGCAGTAGGTATGATACGTTACAATACTACTACTTCTAAATTTGAAGGATATGATGGTAACTGGATTGTATTAACAGGTGTATATGACTTAGATGCTGACACTTATATTACAGCAGAATTAACACCAGGTGCAAATGATAACACTATTAGATTTTATTCAAATGGTACTAAAATTGCAGATATTACACAAACAGAATTTAACGTTGCTAAAATCAACGTAGATAGTATACAAATTGACGGAAATACAATTAGTACAACTACTGCTAATACAGACCTTAATTTAACACCGAATGGAACAGGTGGGGTACAAATAGACAATTTCAATATTAGCGGAAGTACTATAAATAACACTAGTAGCGGTGCTATTAGTGTGTTAGATCCAGGTACCGGATACTTCAAAATTGAAGGTACAGACGCATTTATTGTTCCAGCTGGTACAGGTTCCGAACGTCATGCAACTCCTGTTTTAGGAATGACACGTTGGAATACTACAGATGGAAGATTAGAGATATTTAATGGAACAGTATGGGACACAGTTGCAGGTAGTTCTGGAGCAGTTTCTCAAACAGATGCACAAAACATCGCATTAGAATTGGTATTAAGTTTAGGATAAGCAATGGCAACATTTTTTAAAAATAAAGTAGTAAAACAAGTAGGGCAAGTACCTATTGAAATTTTATCAGTTCCAGGTGGATCTAAAGTTACTGCTATTGGTTTATCGATTGCAAACTTACTAGATGGTAATACTAGAGTTAGTATTCAAGTCAAAGATGAAACTAGTGTAACAGGTTATTATGTTAAAGATGTCATGATAGCCCCGAACGCCAGTTTAAGAGCAATCAACGGAGGTGAGAAATTAGTCTTACCAGCAACAAATGGACTTATAATTACAGCAGATCAAAATGATGCTGTTGATGTAATTTTAAGTTATGTGGAGATCGTATAATGAGTTTTAATTACGTAGGAAGTGCACCACTGGCAGGTGATACAGGTGAACGTTATTTCTATGCATTACGTAGAGATGATGATGGACAAATGTTTATTCAAAAAGTAGACATGGCATCTCCAACAGATTCAGCACAAATTAACAGACCAGGTGGTACTGACGGTAACTATACAGAATTCCAAGCTGGAGAAGATTTCTTCGAAGGTAGAAATCCAAACCACGTATTAGTTTTTGATAACTTACTTTATGAACAAATGCGTTGGGACGATAAAAACATTTATTATTATGTAAATGATGAAGGTGAATTAATTTTAAGAGTTAATACAAAATACGAATATGATAACGGAGTATCAGGTGATCATTTAGTGTTTGGTACTAACGCAACAGGATACGCAGGATAATGGCACAGTTTAATTTAGCAAGAATTAGATATAACTGGAAAAACGTTTGGTTACCAGGAGCAACGTACATCAAAGATGATATTGTACGTAACGGTGGTAACACTTATGTTTGTATGGTTGGACACGTTTCCGATCAAACAAGTTTTAAAACAGATTTAACTGCAAGTCCAGGTAAGTGGTTATTAAATGCAGAAGGTTACCAATGGAAAGGTGACTGGGAAGTTAACGTAAGATATGGTGTAAATGATTTATTCAAATACAATGGTGTTGTTTATAGAGTTTTAGAAGAACATCTTTCTAACTCAAATGCGGCAGTAGGTATTACAAACGATTTAGGTAAACTTCAAGGTTATGCTAAAACTCCAAACTGGAGAATAGACTGGACACCTGCTACAAGATATAGAGTAGATGATGTTGTTAAGTATGGTGGACTTTTATATCAATGTTTAGAAGAACATGATTCTTCAACTACGGTTGCTGGACTAGAACAAGATCAAACTAGATGGGATTTAATTAGTAGAGGTGACGATTGGAAAACAGATTGGGCACCTTCTACAAGATACAAAAAAGATGACTTTGTACGTTACGGTGGACGTATGTACAGATGTAACACAGGACATACTTCAGCGGCAACAACTATATTAGGATTAGAACAAGATCTTGCTAAATGGGACGTTACACTTGAAGGTATTGTTTACAAAGGTGAATGGCAAAGTAATTTAGATTCATCTGGACTAAGATACAAAGTTGGAGATATTGTTAAGTATGGTCCAACATTATGGAAATGTAAAACTTATCATAGTTCATTAGCAAGTTTCGACGAAGCAAAATTTGACATATGGTGTCCTGGATTAGGATACGAAGCTGTTTGGAATACTAATGCAGTTTATCAACCAGGTGACATTGTAATATACGGAGGATACACTTATGTATCAATGACAAATAACACAGCAAGTCCTCCAAGTGTTACTGGTGTATTCTACGAAGGCGAAAGTTTACAAGGTTTATATGACTGGGAATTAATGATAACTGGTTACCAAATGAAAGGTGAGTGGGACAGTGGTCAGGCTTACAGAACTGGTGACGTTGTTAGAAATAAAGGTTTTGTTTATATTGCTGTACAAGATAGCACTAACCAACAACCTGATGCATTAGATCCTGAGTCAAGAGGATATTACGATCCAGGTTCAACTAGATCCACAGAAGGATCAGTTAGTATGTACTGGCAATTATTAATTACTGGTATCTATTACAGAGGTGAATGGTATGCAAGTCAGGCATACGTACTTGGAGATATTGTTGCACACAAATCAACAACTTATAAATGTATACAAGCACACGCAGGTGATGATTCATCGCTTGTTACTCCAGACTTAGATACAACAAATAGTTATTGGATCAAATACATTGGTGGTACACCAGGTAACGTAACACAATACAGAGGTGACTTAAGAACTCATGATGGTAGTAATCATACTAGACTTGCTATTGGTTCTCCAGGTCAAGCATTAAAACAAGTTAGTGGAGTACCAACTTGGGAAAGACTAGGCGAACAAGCAAAAGTTTACTATGTTGCACCAGGTGGTAAAGATGATTCAGGATTTGGTTTAACAATTTCGGCTCCATTTGCAAGTATCAAATATGCAACACAATATATTTTACAAGATGAAGCCAGCAGAGCTCCAGCAACTATATTTGTAAGTACAGGAATTTATGAAGAAATAACTCCAATCAATGTACCGGCGGGTGTTGCTATTGTTGGTGATGAATTAAGAAGTACAACTGTTAAACCTAGAACAGGTTATGAAACTAATGATATGTTTAGAGTTAGAAACGGTTGTGGTATTAGAAATTTAACAATGGAAGGAATGTCTGGTATACTAGGAACTGTAGACAACTATGGTGCACAGGTTCCTAACACAGGTGCTTATGTGGCACTTGATCCAGGTTCAGGACCAGCAGATACAACTGTATGGGTTACTAATAAATCAACATACGTACAAAACTGTACTACAATAGGTACAGGTTGTATAGGAATGAAAATAGATGGAGCATTACACAACGGCGGAAACAAATCTATTGTTGCTAATGACTTTACACAGGTATTAAGTGATGGTATAGGTATGTGGTGTAACGCAGATGGTAGAGCAGAACTTGTTTCTGTGTTTACTTACTTCTGTCATATTGGTTACTATTGTACAGCAGGTGGTAAAATACGTGCTACTAACGGTAACAACTCATACGGAAAATATGGATCATTTGCAGAAGGAGAATTTGCGGCAGAAACTCCAATTACTGCGGTACTTAATAACAGATATTACGATGCATCAGCACCAATAGTTTATAATAACGCAAACAGAATTTTTGGATTAGGTTATACACACGCAGGTCAAAATTATGATGATGCAACATTTACAATTACAGGTTCAGGTACTGGTGTTAGTGTTGATAACGATTTTATTGAACAACGTAACGCAAGTATTTCAGAAATAAGATTACTTGATCCAGGTGATTCAAGTTTACCAGGTGGTAGAGGACACTTAACAGGTATAAGAAACTCTGCACAAAGCGGAACTAATCTTTGGATTAAAATTGCACAATCAGATGCAGAAACTACTGCGGCAAAATATGTAGGTAGAAGTATACTTACAGTTAATAATATTTCGGCGGCAGATGCAAACAGAGTTCAAAATCCATTAGACCATCCTATTACATATACAGGTGTAACAGGAACTTCAAATAACCAATTTGCAAATGTTACAGGAATGACATTTACTATTGTTATTGATAATACAGGAGCCGCGGCAGTTACAATAACTAACGGTGGTGACAGTCATAGAGTTGGAGATACAATTACTATTTTAGATTCAGATATAGGTAACTTTGGTGGAGCAAACTTAACTTTCCAAGTTGCAACAATAAGTGAATCAATGCAAATCTTTATTGAAGAAGGTAAAGGTGTTGGACAATATGCAATTATAGATGAATACTTTATAACTACAAAACAAATTAATGTTGTTAGACCATCAGATGGCGTTAAAGGTTGGGATCATATTATTCCAGGACAAGCTATTGAATTAAGTTTAGACGGTTCAACAACTTATAGAATTGAACCTAGAGTTGAAGTTGCTAAACCAACTTATAGTGCAGATGCTAACAATACAAACCGTACAGATACTTGGATGCCTGTTGCAGGTGGAGTAGGAACTACTATGGTAGCCTTTCCGGCAACACACAGCGACAAAGCAATTTACAGTGATGCAGGTGGATCTAGTTGGTCAGCGGCAACTATTGATGTAGGATTTGTAAGACCAACTTGTATGGTAAAATGTAAAGGTAACTTAAAATACTTTATTGCATTAGGTAATGGAACTAGAGCTAACTTGTCAACAGCAGGAACAGCCTGGGGATCAGAACCATATCCAATTACACAAAGACCTTGGGTAGATATTGCAGAAGGTCCTTTTAGTGATACATCACATACAGTTATTGCAATAGCAAGTGACTCAGATGAACTTGCATTTAGTACATCAAATGGAACTACTTGGACTTATGCGGCTTCAGGTATGGGAACAGGATTAGCACATATTAGATACGGTAATGGTAAATGGATTGCTATTAAGGCAGACGGTCTTGCTTGGGAAAGTATAGACAATGGAACAACTTGGACATCAACAACTAGAGTATGTCCAACAACTTATACTGTAACAGATTTTGCGTACGGTAATGGATTATTTGTAGTTGCGGCAAAACCAAACGGAACTGCAACGTTTCCATTTAACCCAGCAACACCATCTACGATGATTAGTGGTGGTGGATCAACTACAAGTGCAACATTTGGATTACCTTCAACATTCTTTATAAGTGAAACAAATTATGCAGAAGGAGCCAACAACGCAACTTGGAGAGCAGTAACACATTCAGGAATTGTTAACGAACTTGATTGGGGATTAGATTACAGCGACGGAGTATTTTGTGCTGTAGACACAGCTGGTAATGTTAGAACTTCCGATGGTGGTGATGTTTGGATTTCACATAGTTCAATTAGTCCGCCAGTAGGATCATTTAGACCAAAAGTAAATCCAATGACAGGTGGAGCAGGTCCTAAATTCTTATTCATAGATACAGGATCAACTGCAACAGTTAATAGTATTAAAACAGGAGCTCAAGCACAAATGAGAGCAACTGTTGAAACAGGAAGAATTACACAATTTGTTATGACAGAAACAGGTTCAGGTTATGATGCTTCGAATCCACCTACAGTAACAATTCATTGTACACAAAAAACTGCTGAAGCTAATAAACAAATTAGAATTAGAGATAGAGTATTAGGACAACCTGCATTTAAAAACAGAGGTGCGATGTATACTAAATTTAATGCAGTAACTATTACTGGTAACGGATTTACTGACAAGTATCAAACTGGAGGAGAAGTAATTGTTGATAACTTAACATTATTACCAAGTCCAGGTGATAACTTAAGGTTCCCAAGTATTACAGATATCATTTATAAAATTGGAACAGCAACAACTATATCAGGTAGTGCTCCAAACATAAGAGCAAAATTAAGTATTGCACCAACAATGGGAATTCAAGAATCTCCAGAGCATGGTGAAAATGTTACAATTAGACAAAATTACAGTCAGGTTAGATTAACAGGACATGACTTCCTAGATGTAGGAACAGGTAATACAACAACTACTAACTATCCACAACTTTACACACAAGGATATGGATCAATTAATCCACCAGAACAACCTTGGGAAACACAAGAATATAATGGTGGTAGAGTTTTCTACGCAAGTACAGACCAAGATGGTAACTTTAGAGTTGGTGAATTATTTAAAGTTGAACAGTCAACAGGTATTGTTACAATTAATGCATCACAATTTGATTTATCTGGATTAGATGAATTAAGATTGGGAGCGTTTATACTTGGTGGGACAAACGCTGTAATCAGAGAATTTTCAAAGGAACAAACATTTGTTGCTAATAGTAACAGTATTGTTCCAACACAAAAGGCCGTTGCCGCATATATTCAAAGTAGAATATCAGGTGGTGGTGCAAACGTGGCCGCTAACGCACTTACGGCTGGAACTTGTAAATTTAGTCAAATAAATCACTTATCAAACACTGGTGATTTACCGATTAATATTCCAGTAGCTGTACATGGTACAAAAATGCCAGGCGGAACTATGGTTGCACAGGCATTTAACAATGTTGGTATAGATACTATGGCTATGATGGAATTTGCAGATGACTTTGAGGGGGATGGAAATTATTACAACGGTAGCGGTAACGGACACGGTGGTACTCCATAATGATAAATAACAGTAATAAGGATTTAAACTAAAATGGCTGAATTTAAACTAGGTAGAATTAGATTTGTATGGAAAGGTGCATGGGCGGCATCTACAACCTATTATAAAGACGATATTGTCAGACACGGCGGAAGAACTTACTATTGTTCAGTTGGACATACATCAACTACACTATTCACAACAGACGAAGCTACAAAATGGAATTTATTTGCTGATGGTCAAGCATGGCAAGGCGACTGGGTAGCAGGAACTTACTACAAACAAAATGATATTGTTAAGTATGGTGGTTACCTATATGTTGCAAACACGGCTCACACAGCAGAAGCTGATGGTGGAAGTACTGGAAAATTAGAAACTGATCAAGCTAAATGGGATTTATTCGCAGAAGGTTTTGATTGGAAAAACTTATGGACAGTTGCAACAACTTATAAAGTAAATGACATAGTAAAATATGGTTCAACAATTTATCTTTGTAAAACAGCACATACTTCAAGTGCAACTTTTGCCGCTGACTCAGATGGTTTAGAAGCCGACCAGGCTAAATGGGATATCTTTTCAAAAGGTATTGACTGGAAAACAGATTGGACAATAGCAACAAAATACAGAGTTAACGACACAGTACGTTACGGTGGACAACTTTATATTTGTAACGAAGGTCACTTATCAGCATCAAGTTTAGCATTAGGTTTAGAAGCGGATCAAAGTAAATGGGATTACGCACACAAAGGAATTGAATACAAATCAGTTCACGCAACTACAACAAGATATAAAGTTAACGACATTGTTAAGTACGGTGGCGGACTATGGATTTGTACAAGAGAACATACATCAGGTGCAACTAACCTAGCAAGTGATAATGCAGTATCAGGCGTTGTTGCAACAGTAGGATCAATTAGTGCCGCAGATGCAACAAGAACAGCTGGAACTTACAAAGACGTTGGAGGTTCATCAGGTGGTTCAGGTACAGGACAAAGATTTACTATTGTTATTGATGGTAGTGGAGCGGCAACAGTTACAGTAACTAATGGCGGTTCAGGACATTCTGCATCAGATGTAATTACAGTAACAAACGGATTTATTGGAGGCACAGGTGCTTCTTTAACTTTTAGTGTTGCAACGATAACACAAACAACAAACTGGTCACAGTTTGTTCCAGGTTTAGAATTTGAAGACAGTTGGTCAAGTGCAACAAGTTACCAACCAGGTGACTTTGTAACTTACGGTGGTTACTCTTATGTTGCAAAAACAAATCACACTAACGTTGTTCCATATAACAATGCGGCAACTTGGGATTTATTTACAACTGGATTTAGTTTAAAAGGTGACTATGCAAGTGCAACAGCGGCAGTTAACGGTACAACATCAAGTACAACTGCATTAGTTGTTGACGGAAACGTTGGAACTATTGTACAAGGCATGGTAGTAACTGGTACAGGTATTTCTGGAACAGTAACAGTACAAACAGTAACAGATCAAAACAATTTAGTATTAAGTTCAGCACAAAGTTTAACTAACGATGTTGCTTTATCTTTTAACACAGCATACAGAACAGGTGATGTTGTTAGAGTTGGTGGTTACACTTACTTAAACATAGCTGACTCAACAGGTAACAGACCACCGAATACAACTTACTGGGAAAAACTTAACGAAGGTATTAACTGGAGAGATACTTGGACTAACGCAACTGCTTACGATGTAGGTGATGCTGTTAGAGGTATTAACAATGTTAACTCTTATATTTGTATAACTGCACACACATCAGATCAAGTTTCTGCACAAAACAGACCAGATCAAGATGTTGACGGTAGTGAATGGAAATTAATTTCAGGTGGTGCAGAGTCAGGCAACTTAACAACTGCTGGTGACTTATTGTACTACGGTGGATCAGGACCAACTAGATTACCAGTTGGTGTTGCAGGACAGGTATTAAAAGTAAATGATGAAGGTAATGCTCCGGAATGGTCATATTTTGGACAAGTAGATCAAGTTTACTACGTAGGTAAAAACGGTGCAGACAATCCAGCACCAGGATCAGGTGTTACTATTGATAAACCTTGGAAAACTTTAAGACACGCATTACAAGAAATTAGATTTGGTCCAAGAAATCCAATAGCAAAAGACATTTTAGTAAGAAACAAAGAATTCGTTATGCGTGAAGCTGGTGAAGAATATCCAGCATGGCAAGTTGCAAATGCTGGTGGATCTGGTATTTGGAATGGTTACTCACATACAGTTGCAAAATGTAGAAGAGATATTGGCTACATTATGGACGCAATTATTTGGGATATTGGACATGGTGGTAATGAACGTTCAAGAGAGATGGCAGAAACTTTCTTTAAAGCAGGTGGTGGAAGTTATATTTCAGGACAAACTGCACAAACAGTTGAAGTTATCAATTACGCAAACACAATGTTACAAAGAATTGTACAGAACTTAACTGTTACAACAAATTATCAATCACTTAATAGTGCTTCTAATGTAGTTACACAATATACTCCAGCAAGTACAACTCCTGAATCAGGATTAACAACAGTAATTGCTAGTTTAATAGGAATTATAACTGAAGTTATTACAGCTGGAAACTTAACAGGACTAGATCCTTTAGTAAAACCAAATACAACATTATTTGTTAAAACAGGACAGTACACAGAAGTACTTCCATTAATTATTCCTGCGGATTGTGCCGTTGTTGGTGACGAACTACGTTCAACTGACATTGGTGTTTACCCAACAGGAACTACTTTAGTAAATGATGCTACACTTAATATGGCGGCAATCGTTAGATTAAAAGCTATTATGAGTGATTTAATTTTAGGAAATGCAATTACAAAAACACCAGCAGGTGCAATGGTTAAAGTTGATACTTTTGGTGCCGCTGATGCAAGTAGAACAGCAGGTACATACAATGGTGTTGCTGGAGCAAGTGCAGGATCAGGTACAGTAGGAACGTTTAACGTAACTGTTGATGCTTCAACTGGTAATGTTTCAAATGTAGAAATAGTAACAGGTGGATCAGGACACGCAGTTAATGACACAATAACTATTCAAGATAGTGCATTAGGTAGCGGTGGTGCGGCAAACTTTACTTTTGACGTTGCCGAAATTGCTACAGGTAATACACAAACTCAAGTTACAGCTAATCCAGATGGTGACGCAACTTCAGTAACTAATACAAATTTATTATGGGATGACATTACTAACAAAATTAACTTTGGTGTTAACGGTGTAGGTTCAGATGTTACAGTAACAGGACAAACTACAACTAACGGCAGAGAAGGTGATGTTTATGCTAGAGGCAGAATTTATGCTAACATGGACTTCTTAATATATGAAGGACAAGAATACATTAAAGCTAACAATACAAAAATGTATATGGAGAAAGAAGCAACTTATGGTTCTACTCACGATGCAAAATGTAGAGATGATTTAAAACGTTTCATCAGAGCAATCCTTTGGGATTTAGAAAACTACGGAAACTATCAATCAGTGTTAGCGGCAAGATATCTTGTAAATGCAATCCAAGGATCTGCACTAGAAGATATGTTCTACATGGAAAACGGTACTGGTTTAAGAAACTGTACAGTTAGAGGATTAAGTGGTGCGTTAGGAAGTGCAAATGCTTATGGAACTAAACGTCCAACAGCAGGTGCTTTTGTTTCACTTAACCCAAGTTGGGGACCAGCAGATTCAAGAGCTTGGATTACTACAAGATCTCCATACGTACAAAACTGTACAACTTTTGGAACTAAATGTATTGGATTAAAAATTGACGGTGATATTCACTCAGGCGGTAATGACTCTATTGTTGCTAACGACTTTACACAGGTACTTGATGAAGGTATAGGTTGTTGGGTAACTAACTTAGGTAGAGCAGAGCTTGTTTCCGTGTTCTCATACTACGGACACATAGGATACCTAGCAGAAAACGGTGGAAAAATTAGAGCAACAAACGGTAACAGTTCATATGGTGACTTTGGATGTGTTGCTGAAGGTGTTGACTTAACAGAAACTCCAATCGAAGCGTGGGTTGATAACAGATCATTTGATGCTTTAGTAGGAGCAACAATAACAGATAACAATAATATTATTGCACTAGAATACACTCATGCGGGAAGAGATTATAATGTATCATCTACTACAATTAGTTTAAGTGGTGATGGTTATGGCGTAACAGGATTAACTCCTGTTGTTGTAACAGGTGGTTTAATGGAAGTTAGACTAACAGGTAACTCAGCTACATTTGGTGGTGCAGACTATAAAACTGCAACTAACACTCCACAAACAGGTGACACTACAAGCATTACATTATCAAACACTGATGTAGCCTTAAGTGCGGCGTATGTTGGAATGGCTGTATTCATTACAGGCGGTAAAGGTGCTGGACAATATGGTTATGTTGACACATACAACGCAGGTACAAAAGTTGCGGCAATTAAAAAATATTCAGATAACACAGCAGGTTGGGATCAAATTATAAATGGTAGAGCTATTGAGGCTTCATTAGATAATACTACGGTTTATAGTGTTGAACCAAGAGTTACTGTAAGTGCTCCAGGAAATGATGGATCAACAGCAGTATCAACTGCATTATGTAGAGCCAAAGTAGCAGATGGAAAAATTAGTGAAGTAAGAATTATACACCCAGGTGCTTCTTATACAGCGGCTCCAACTATAACATTTACAGATCCAAACAATACAGCAGATGCTCCATTAGAAACATTTATTGGAGATGGTGTATTAGGTCAACCAGCATTTACTTCAAGAGGTACAGGATTTACAACTTTAAGTGCAACAGTAACTGATGCAGGAACAGAGAAAAACATTACAGGCGTTAGCTTTACTGCTAATCCTTATGCATACACATTGTTAACTGCAAACAAAGAATACTTAAAAGATGAAGTTGTTGCATGGATCAATAACCAAATTACTACACAACCTAATAGCACAACTTGGGGTAACCATGTTTATGATAATGCCAAGTGTGAAAGAGATACAGGTTTAATTGTTGATGCAATGGCACACGATATTAAATTTGGTGGAACTAGAGAAACATTAAAAGCGGCGAAGGCTTATTGGATTGGAACACAATCACAAGTAAGCGGACAACAAACACAAACAGTATTAGCATTAGTACAATTAAAAGTAATTATTAATGATTATGTTTTAGATAATGCGGCATACAGTTCTTTACAATCAGTAACTTCACAAACTACAAACAGTAACAATGGTGAAGCTGGTGCACAAACTAAAGTTGCAGAATTATTTGATATATTAACTCAAGTAATTAACAACGGATTAGGTGCTGTTCCGGCGGCTGGTGGTGAAGGTGTTGTTAACATTACAGTTGCTACACACAATATTTTAGACAGAACTAAAATTGCAATTAAAGAAGTTGCAGGAACAACTCAAATTAATGCAAACGACTATTATGTTAAAGTTGTTGATGCAAATACTTTACAACTTTACATTGATAAAGATTTATTATATCCAGCAGTATTAACTAATGGAACTGCTTACAGTTCAAATGGTAAAATTACATACGCAAGAGGATATAGAGATGCTAAACAATCTGGAAAATACGTACAAGTAGAAGGAATGTTAAGTATTCCACAACCAGGTGCAAACGTTGTATTCTCAAGTTTATCAAGCACATACTTTAAACTTGTTAGTGTAACAAACTTAACAGGTTCAGGACCGTATGCGGCATTATTACAAGTTTCTCCAAATATGGAAATTGATAATGCAGTAGTACATGGTGACAAAGTAGAGATGAGAATTAGATATTCACAGGTACGTTTAACAGGACATGACTTCCTAGACGTAGGTACAGGTGGATTTACAACTACAAATTACCCAGGAACTCCAACTACTCCAGCAGATCAAAATGATGAAGAAGTTGTTGGCGGAGGTGGAAGAGTGTTCTTTACATCAACTGACCAAGATGGTAACTTTAGAGTTGGTGGATTATTTAACGTTGAGCAGGCAACTGGTGTTGCTACACTTAACGCAGATGCATTTAGCATATCAGGACTACAAGAATTACAACTTGGAAGTGTTGCACTAGGTGGTACAGGTGCTACAATTAACGAGTTTAGTACAGATGGCACATTTACAGCAAATAGTGATAGCATTGTTCCAACACAAAAAGCAATTAAGACATATATTACGTCCCAAATTGGTGGTGGTGCTTCAGAATTGAACGTAAATACAGTCACAGCAGGTGTAGTACATATTAGCGGAAACACTATTACAACAACGACAGCGGTTCCGATAAATATAACTGCAACTATGAACTTTACTGGTGGTATTAGTGGATCACCGGTAGCGATGCAACAATTTATATTGAGTTAAAAGGAGAAACAATATGGCCACAGGAAGACTAGGACACGCAGATTTGGCGGCGGCTACGAATACTTCTCTTTACACGGTACCAGCTAACAATTTCGCTATTGCTACTGTATCTATATGTAACAGAGGAAACGCGGCATTGTCGGTAAGAATTGCGGTCGCAAGTGCTGGAACTCCAGCAGATAGTGAATACATCGAATACGATGTTGAGCTTTTACCCAAAGGGGTATTAGAAAGATCAGGAATTGCAATGGCGGCAGGGCAAATTCTGGTAGTTTACAGTAGTGCCGCAAACGTAAGTGCAGTAGCTATGGGAATAGAAACATCAACTGCATAATGATAAATATATAAAAGGAAGATAAAATGGGAAGATACATATCAACAACTGGAACAGCTAGTAGTGTTATTCGTAACGTTAGTACTACGTATACTGCCGTAGTTAATGATCGTATTCTTGCTAACTCATCGGGCGGTGCTTTTACTATTACTTTACCACTAAATGGTTCATTATTAGTTAACGACGTAGTCCAAATCGTAGACGTAACAGGTAACTTTAATACGAACAATGTTACATTAGGACGTAACGGTAGCAAGATTCAGAATTTAAGTGAGGATTTAGTATTAGATATTAATAATATTGCAGTTACTATGATTTACACAGGATCAACATACGGTTGGGTTATAAGCGGAACGTAAGAATTAGGAGATACACATTATGGCAAACCTAAGAGTTTTAATGGGAGATCAGGTAGAAGGCGGATCAGTACCTACGAAATATTTCTATGTTTACAATAATAATAGAGGTATTAACAATGGTGGATGCTGTTGTCAATGGACAGTACCAGCTAACATTAAAAACGTTACATTCGAATTATGGGGAGCAGGCGCGGCAGGAGCCGGGGCTTGTTGCTGTATGTGGTCATCACAAAATGCTGGCGGCGGAGGCTACTCAATAAGATCACACACAGTAGTTGCTGGATGTCAGTTTACAATTTGTGCGGCAGGAAACGGAAACTGTTGCGAAAGAGATTGTTTGGGATACGATGGATCGACATCATGGGTGTCAGGTTCAGGTATGTCAACAACGTGTGCTAGAGGGGGATGTACAGGAAGAACTAACTGTCATGCTCACTACGCCTACAACTGTTGCTTTGGATGTTCATGTATATCAGATGGAATACAAGGCGACTTTAGATTAGGCTTCTCTAGAAATCAACCACTACAAACTCACTATTGTCACAACCAAATGTGGGATTATGTAAGTGGACCACCAAAAGGTGGACAAACAAGACACGGCAAGGATTACTGCGGTAAGCCAATGACGTGTTCGGGTTGTGGATGGGGATGTGCCCAACCATATCCAGGTGACGCAGGCTTTAACGGAACATCATGTGGTGGTGGTTGCTGTTGGGGTCATTGGGGATCCGGCGGAATGGTGAAGGTATCATACAGTTAAAAAACATATGACTAAATACAAAGGAAGAAGATAAAATGGCTGAAATAACTAAAAACTTTACATATGATATCCCCGACGAGTATTTGGCTCAGACAAACTCGAACGGAGATACCGCGACAGCATCATATACAGGACCAGATAAATTATATGTGTTCGTAGATGAAGCTACAAACAAAAATACCGAAGCTCAGCAACCACCTGATGAAGATTTTCATTATAATCCAAGTACTGACACAGCACCAGACGGTGAACGTGTTGTTACTTTAGATTGTAGCGGTGCTGATACTTTATTGTGTGCTATATTTTTACCACACACAGTAACAATAACTCAAAGTGATGTTACGGTTGCATTACCAACAGGTTACGGAAACTATACAAATCCGTGGCCACCATATCCAGATCATGCTTATGAAAGAACTTTATCAGTACATGATGAAGCTTCAGGCAACTGGACATTAACTTGGAAACAACCTTGGCAAACTTGGGAAACACTAATCCAATTAAGAAATGATAGATTAGATGCTACTGACTCTAAAGTTGCTTCAGACAGTCCAGATGCTATTAAGCAACCTTGGATTGATTTTAGACAAAAATTAAGAGATTTACCAGTTACATGGAAAAAAGGTGAAGCGGATGAATATCCAGCACACATGGTTAAGTTTCCAGAAGAACCAGTAACTGGCGGATTTGCTGAACCACCTGCCGATGATGGCGTTGGTATAGGGTAATAGGAGAGTACTAGATGTCTGCATTAAGAACTTTACTTCAACTAGGTGGAAATGAAGGGGCCTTACAACTGAGAACTATTTACGTTTACCATACTAGTATGGATACAACACGTAATAGTAATCCAGGTTGTTGTTGTCTATGGACAGCTTCAGCTGATGTTAAATGGGCGGCTTTTGAAACTTGGGGTGCAGGCGGAGACGGCGGCGGTGGCTGTTGTTGTATGGCAGGATTCCCTGGAGGTTCAGGAAGTTACGGAAGAAAAATTGCAGAAATTACACCAGGAGCGGCATTTACTTTATGTGCAGGCTCGGCAGGTTGTTGCAGACCAGTAATGGGCTGTCCAGGTTGCGGTAGTTATGCTTGTTCGGCAACTGGATGTTGTGACGGAAGTTACTTCTGTTTATGTTCATCAGGTGGCGGATATGGTTGTGCTACTTGTGGATTTGGAACTGCATGGGGTGGACATTGTGGCTGTCCTAACTACGTATGTGGTTGTGTAAAAGGAGCAGATTTTAGTATTTGTGGATTCAACGGTGGTGGAGCAGGAACATCAATGTGTTCTAGTTCATCATGGGAGAACATGACGTCAGCACCATACGGTGGACAAAGTGCTAGAATGTCAAGAGATAATTGTTATAAAACACACGGTCGTGATAGTGATGGACCAGCTGACTTCCCAGGAGGAGGCGGTGGTACACTTCACACTCACAACGGTACTTGTTACTGTGGTGGACCGGGAGCAGGCGGATTAGTAGTTGTTTACTATCAATCCGACGTAGGATAAGGGGAGGAATAAAATAAATGTCAAGTTTAAGAGATTTTGTACCAGGTTACGACACAGGTGTTAAGGCTCCCCAAGCATTTACAGTCAGCTATGCTTGGAATTGGGATCATAACGAAGCATGGCCTAGACAACCAAAAGGCGTACCACCAGCATCAAGATTCTGTTGTAATAACAACGGAGGAAAATGTTGTTTATGGACAGTTCCATCAGGAAGTACTTTTGCAGTATTTGAAATGTGGGGCGGTGGAGCATCAGGAACAGGTGGCTGTTGCTGTATGCAAGGTTATCCAGGAGATGGAGGATCTTACGCAATTAAATCAACTAACGTAGTACCAGGTGATACTTTTACAATTTGTGCAGGTAGATCAGGGTGCTGTTTATACGCAGGTAATAACTACGCAGGACATAACAGTTTTGTTATGGGAACACCAACAGGTAGTTCATGTTTCTGTGCAATAGCTTGTGGTGGATACTGTTCTAACTGTACTCACTGTCATGGTTATTTTGGTTGTTACGGTTGTTGTATGAGTTGTTACAACTGTCAATCACAGCCAAACAACGTTGATTTTGGAATAGCAAGTTACACAGGATCCTCTCAAAGATCACAGCATTGTGGAGATAGAGGATTACAATTTACACCGGTTGCGCCAATGGCACAATCAGGACCAAGAATAGGACCAAACGGTTGTTGTACACGTGGAGGTGATCAATTTGGATCATGGCCAGGTGGAGGTGGAGTACACGGATCACCATACGGTGGTGGATGTTGTTGTGGATCACCAGGCGCCGAAGGTGCTGTTTACGTGGTATACTACTAGGATATAATTATGGGACACGGATTAGACGCACAAAATAGAAAAAAAGAAGTAGCAGTTCAATTTTCATATGATATGCCTGATGCTTACTTGTACCAAACTACTAAAGAAGGTAAAGTAGGTACTTGGACTTATGAAGGCCCTAAAGAAATGTGGGTGTTTATGAGAAAAGTAGATAATAAACGTTCAGGTGAAATTAGATACGCATACGAAATTGAAGATGACTTTGTACCAGCACCACACGAGTACATGGTAAAAGTTAATTGTGAAGAAAATCCTTTATTATGCGAACTAATGGAAGTACATCAAGATACTTTAATGTTAGAAGGCAGAGAAAATGTAACAACTACTTTACCACAAAAAGATATTAATGGTAATAACTTTGTACACATTGAACCAAAAGTTCCTACACCAGATCATACATATGACAGAGATGAAATTACTTATGATCCAGTAGCTAAACAATGGAACACACCATATCCATTCTTAAAGCCACACGTAGGTTGGGATGAAATTAAACGTACTAGATGGTCACAGCTTTCTTGGTCAGACTCGCATTTATCAGATGATATGCCAGAAAGTTTAGCAAATGAATGGAAAAAATTTAGACAAGAATTAAGAGATTTACCAGAACTATATGGTGCTTGTTGGACACCTACTATTACAGCAGGTGGAACAGGTTATTCAGTAGGCGATCATATGTTAGTTGACGCTAGTGTATTAGGTTATAGTGCAGATCAAGTTGGAACATTAGATGACTTATCAGCACCAATGGGACAAAGACCAGGTTATGATTTTGAAGCAGATCCAAATGATGGAGAAGCTTGGAAACCAGATGCAAGTTCAGATGATGCTAAAGGTTCATTAGACGTAAACATTATTGTTACAAGCATTGGACAAGACGGTGCTATTACAGGTGTTAGAACACGTAACGCCTTTAATGCTCGACACATGAAAGAAGCTAAAACAATTAACGATGTAGCTTATACTATTGTTAAAACAGGCGACAGTTCAACAACAGGAACTGGTGCTAAATTCAAATTAGAGAAAAAAGAACGTATTGAACCTTGGAAAGTACGTTTACCACAATCACCAAAAGCTAAACAACCAGGAATTTGGGGCGAAAACGATCAGTTCCCAGGTGCTACTGGACGTTATGGCGCGGCTGTAAACGGTATGGACGCGGCAACTACTATTGGTGACAATGTTCCAGATGGTACAGCAGAAGCTAATAGAGATAATCCAGCTGATGGTTGGTTAATGGAACACACTTACCACCCTGCAACAGGGCACATGATTCCACCAGAAATGGGCGGACATTACTTTGGTACAGACCTAGCTAGACTAAATTTAAGCACAGACGGTACTCCATTTGACGATGGTGTAGCAGATGGGCTACCTGCGGCGCCTACAGACGCTAAAGGAAAGACTAGAATAGCTGGAACTATTACAGCCAGAAAACAATCTTAGTAAAATAAATCCTTTTAAATAACTGCATAGTGCTAGTACGAAACTAGTACTAAATTACGCACAGATTAAAGGATGATAAATGTCAACAGAAGAAGTTAAAAAACGTAACTCTGCCATTTTTATTAATGGTGGTGCTGGACGAGTCATTGCATCAATACCTGCTCTAGAAAAATTTCAAGAAGAAAATCCAGACGATGACTTTGTTATTGTTTGCGAAGGAGGAACTGATTTCTTTAAAGGACATCAATCCTTATATGCTAGAGTGTACGACCATTGGCACAAAGGCTTATTTCAAGATAAATTAAAAGAACGAAATTTAATAACACCTGAACCATATAGAGTTTGGGAATATTATAATCAAATGTGTTCAATAGCTCAAGCATATGATATTGCTATTAACAACAAAGGATTAAGAAAACTACAAAAACCTAGAATTAGATTAAACAAAGAAGAAATGATCTTTGGTAAAAAACTTGTAGACGAAGTAAAAGAAAAAACTAAAAAAGACAAAGTATTAGTTTTTCAACCTTATGGTAGAACAGTACACCATGAGAACGGAATGATATCAGATTATAGTGGTAGAAGTTTCGAGGCTGAAAATGCCGTTAGTATTGTTAAAAAACTCTCTAAAAAGTTTGGCGTAATTCACATGGCAGAGTTTGGAATTGATTTTCAAAAACATGAAGTAAAAGATCCAGTAGCAAGTCCTATGGGAGCAGACTTAAGACATTGGTGCGGAATAATTGCAAATGCAGATTACTTCTTAGGTTGTGATAGTTCAGGACAACATATGGTCCATGCATTAGATAAAAAATGTACAGTAGTAATTGGATCAACTTTTCCTATTAACGTTTCTTATCCCGACGATGAAAACATTGACATTCTAGATATGGGCTTAGGTGCAAGAACTTATTCGCCTATTAGAGTTACAACTGATGAATATGCTGATAGAACCAATGATGGTATTATGGCAATGAACGATAAAGTTGAAGCAATTATTGTTGAGTCAGTTACAAATGGAATGACTGGTAAACCGAGGATAGGACACAAATATAAAGACAAAGACTAATGGATAGACTGTTTACATTTGGTTGTTCATATACTTCATGGAACTGGCCAACGTGGGCAGACATCTTAAGCCTTGAAGCTAACTATTACGAAAACTGGGGTCATGCTGGTTTAGGCAATCGTGCTATTGCTGAACGTGTTGCAGAATGCAATATAAAAAATAAATTCAATAACAAAGATCAAGTTATAATACAATGGACTAGTCATTTAAGACATGATTGGTTGAACTTTAAACATAAAGAACCTTGGCAAACAAAAGGTAGTATATTCAGTTATCAAAATGAAGAACTATATGATAAAGAATGGATTGATACTTTTTATGATGAGAAAGCATTTTTCTTACATACATTACACGCAATAGAATTAACAAAAGGCTTATTAGAATCTACAGGTTGTGAATTTTATTTTACAAGTATAAGTGATCTTAATACATTAGGAACAGATATTCCACATCAAAAAGGTCATGGAGAAAACTTAAGAAACACACCTGAACTTGCAGATGCTATAAAAGAATATAATTTAGAAGAATATAAAGATGTACTAAAAGGTGATCATTGGTTATGTCCAATAGGACTTCATGCTTGGAATAGACCAGACTTAACGTGGTGGTTCAATGGTGATGAAGGAAGATGGGTAGAATTACATCCTAGTCCTTATCAACATTTAGATTGGGTACACAATCATAACCAGAACGTAACAGAAGAACAAAAAAAATTGATAGATACAACTGTTAAAGCAAAAACTGATGATTATAAAGAGACTATTGCAAATATTTCTAAAACAGTAAATTGGAATAGAACTTATAGAGGATTTTAAATGAAAAAAGAACCAGTATGGATTGCCGGAATAGCTCGAGGACATAACGCAGGTGTATGTTTATTGAAAGACGGCGAAATAGTTTTTGCAATAGAAGAAGAAAGACTTACACGTCAAAAATACGATGGTGGTCCTTATGCTTCTATGTTAAAAATTTTAGAATATACTGATAAGCTAGACTTTTTAGTAGTTGCACATACACAAAATTTACAAAGAACAGCAGGTAGAGTTGACTTTAGTGGCGATGATGTTTATACTGGACTAGCACGTAAGTTAGGATTAATAAGTAGAAAGCCTTATAACCCAGAAGAAAATCACCCACAAGTAATTGACATGAGTCATATACATCATAAATTACACGCCGCGACAGCTTTTTATAGATCAGGATTTAGTGATGCAGTAGCAGTTATTGTTGATGGTGCAGGTACGTTTATAGATTTAGCTACTAATACAGGTGAACCACAAACTGTTTGGGAAACAGAAACAATATATGATTGTGCATATCCAGATAATTTTAAAACACTTTACAAACACTTAGGTACTAATGGTCCTATGGTTACGCAATACTTAAAAGATATGTCAAGTGAGTTATATGATGAACCTAAAGAATGGACACACGATGTTTTACTTACTGAAAATGCAGGTATAGTAAAAACTTATGAGGCAGTAACAGAATACTGTGGCTTTAGTTTTATTGAAGCAGGTAAAACAATGGGATTATTTCCATATGGTAGACGTGCTAATATTAAATTATTTAGAAATGATACTATGTGGCCTATATCAGATAGACAAATGATTATACCTACATATCCAAACGGTGCTCACGTAAACTATAACTTCTTCCAAGAACTTATAGATCATGATAATGAAGATGTAAGCAAATTAGAAAACAGAAGAAATTTAGCTTATGCTGTACAAACAGAAACACAAAATCAAGTTGTTAAATTAATTAAACGTGCAGTAGAAATGTCAGGTAAAAATAAAGTTGTTATTAGTGGTGGTTACGGATTAAATTGTGTAGCAAACTACGAATATTTAGAACAACTAAAAGACCAAAATATTGAAATATATGTTGAACCAGTAAGTAATGACGCAGGTACGGCCATGGGTGCGGCAATGTTAATGCATAGAAGACTTACAAAAGATAATAATGTTCAAGAGCAACAGGATACACTATACGAAGGTCCTGCTTATTGTTATTCAGATGAACAAATAAATGCTATTGTAGAAAAATATGGTGCAACTATTGAAGATTCAGATAAAAGCAAAGTAGTTGACATATTAGCTGATAGAAAAATTTGTACTATTTTTCAAGGACGTTCAGAAAATGGTCCACGTGCTTTAGGTAATAGAACTATTATGTATGACCCAAGTGATCCTAATGGTAAAGATCACGTTAATCTAGTTAAACGTAGAGAATACTTTAGACCTTTTGCAGGTAGTATACTTGAAGAAGATGTACATGAATGGTTTGACTTACGTGGTATGAAAAGTTCACCAACTATGATGTATGCTGTAAACTGTCAAGAAGGTATTGCAGAAAGAATTCCAAGCATTATACACGTTGACGGAACTTGTAGAATACAAACAGTTAGTGAAAAACAAAATCCTCATTACTATAATTTGATTAAAGCGTGGAAAGAAAAGACTGGATTGTCTATTATCTTTAATACAAGTTTTAATTTAGGTGGAGAACCATTAGTAGAAACATTAGATGATGCTGTACGTACATTAAAGCACAGCGACATTGAGTACTTATGGTTACCTGAATATAACAAACTTGTGACGCTTAAAAATGACGGATAAATTTACACAATATTTCGACACAAAGATATACTGGACTGATGAAATAGACGGTTGTGGTAATACCATGATTGATGATTTCTTAGACGCAACTTCTTTTATCACTAGTGACAAAGTTTTTTACAACTCGTTAGAATGGTGTAGTGGACCAGGCTTTTGGGGGTTTGGGTTGCTAACTACAGGTAAAACAGAAAAGATAACTTTATCTGATATCTGGGAACCTAACCAGAAACCTGTATTACATACTATACTAAAAAATGAACTTGATGAAAAAGCACAATTCTTCTTAAGTGACAATTTTAAGTTAATTCCTAAACAATCTTTTGACCTAATTGTTGCTAATCCTCCACATTTTAATGGTGACCCGTATGTTGCACACTATGACGATCCAAGGAAATATAAAGATTTAGACTGGTCTATACACAAAGATTTCTTTAATAACGTCGGAGATTACTTGTCAAATGACGGAGTAATAATACTTGCTGAAAATGTATGGGGGTCAAATCCTGACACATTTAAAGACATGATTGCTGAAAATAATCTCAAGATTACTCATCATTTTCCTTCAAAACAGTATCCGTTAGATATGTGGTATTTGGGGATAGCGAGAGAATCCGCGGAGCGGTAAAAAAGCAAATTTAATGCCGCGAAGCGGTTAAAAGCGGTAAAACGGTTTTGGACTGAAGCCTCGCTTAAATAGGTAAATATACTAAAGAGGATAGTTAATGTTTGATATCAGCAAGTTTTTACGTAAAGGACAAAACAACACAGTTGAATTTAGAGGTGGAGCAAACCTGTCATATGCAGGTCCATCAGCAACTCTTGTTGAAAACGGTACTGAATTAGACCGTTGGTATGTTGGTTCTTATTTCGGCGTAGAATACACTATTGCTTGTGATGTTAACTCCGCACGTAAAGAGATTATTAAATGCTTATGTACAGCTAGTACAAGCACAGCAAACATAGTAATATACGGTAGAAGTAACTTAGGTAATGACTTATTACAGCTAGAAGTTGAAGTAACAGATGCTTACTTTAAACTTATGGCATATCCTAGAGTACAAGAAGATTCAACAAGTATATCTGGTGCAAAAATTATACATAGTGCAAACTATTATGCAACACTAAACGAGCCAGGACCTGTTATTGCAGGATCAAGTTCAAGTGCGTATGCACCAACTTATACATTAAGCAGAAGTACTTCACAAGCAAACGAAGGACAGAGCTTTAGTATTACACTTATTACAACAAATGTAAACGCAGGTACAACTATTCCATTTACAATTACTGGAGTACAACAAGCAGATATTGGTGGTGCAAATTTAACAGGAAACTTTATTACTGGAACTACTGATACATTTACATATCCAGTTACAGCAGACTTATCAACAGAAGGTACAGAAACATTTACAATGACACTTGACGGTAAAGAAACTACTGCAAGTGTTATACTAAATGATACTTCACAAACTCCTGCTTTATCATACACATTAACTTCAAACTTATCAAATGTTAATGAAGGTGATACATTTAGAATTACACTAACAACTGGAAACGTTGACCCGGGTGTTACATTAGATTATACAGTTACAGGTGTAACTGCGGCAGACTTAACAGCTGGAAATTTAAACGGAAGTTTCATTGTAGGTACAACTGATTATTTTGACTTTACACTTTCAGAAGATGTTACAACAGAAGGTGTAGAAAGTTTTAATATTGCACTTAACAATGGTGAAGCAACTGCACAGGTACAAATTGCAGATACTTCTGTAAGTCCAGCAGTAGCTAGTTACAGTTTAGGACGTTCGGCGGCAACAGTTAATGAAGGTGGTAGCTTTACTATTACACTTACAACGACAAACGTTTCTAATGGTACAAGTTTACCTTATACAATTACAGGAATTACAAGTGCAGACATAGGTGGAACTGCTCTAACTGGAGACTTTATTGTTGGTTCACAAGAATCAAGAGTATTCAATGTTACAGCAGATGCATCAACTGAAGGTGTTGAAACATTCCAACTAGCACTAGACAATGGAGAAAGTACAGTAGGTGTTACAATTAATGATACTTCAATTACTCCAGGTAACAATTATAATATTACAGTTACAAATAGTGGATCAAGTGGATACACAATGTCAGGTACAGATAGAAATGGTGCAATAGGCGGCGGAAATAATCCACAGATTAATTTAAATGTAAATGATAATTTAACATTATCAATGAACGCAGTAGGTCATCCATTATATATTAAAACAACAAACTCAACAGGTACAGGTAACCAAGTTACAACACCAGCGGCAGTAGGCCAAGGTAATGTTTCAGGAAGTATTACTTGGACCCCAAGTACAGCAGGTACATACCATTACAACTGCGAATTTCATGCTGGTATGCACGGCTTAATCGTGGTAAGTTAAATGCAGATAAATACAATAGGAGCATAATATGGCAGTCGTAAAATCAGCATTTGAGGCACAACACGGATTTAAATCACCAGGATTCACAGTCGATGAACAAGGTAACGTTACCTTACGTAGTGTAACATATACATACACAGCAGAAGAAACTGATGTATCAGGTGACTATGTTGTTAGAGATGCAGGTGGTAACTTTACATTTGATGGACAGTTTGAATCAGACGGTATTACATTAAAAACAAATCCAGGCGTTACTTTAACAAGAGGTAGTGCATACGTATTCAATTTAACTTTAAGAACAGTTAACCAAGCAGGACAAACACTTGGTAATAATAGTTTCAACGTTTTTAGTATAGATGATAGTGGTGGTTATACATTATATGACACAGGACTATCTTGGTTAAATGCTGGTGGTACAGATAAGAAAACAGAATCAGAAGCACAAGGACAATTTACAGGTAAAACAACTTTCACAGTACCAACAAATGCTCCGGCGGCTTTATATTATGGAGATGCTGATGCTAATCCAGTAGGAATGTTTACTATTGAAGACCCAACTATTACTGGTGTTGGTAGTTTCTCAAGCATACTTACAACAGGTAATATAACTGCACAAGGTGAAAATGCTGTAATTACATTATCGCCTACAGGAAGTTCAGGTACAGTAGTAATAAATCCAACAAATGGTGGAACTATTAACAATATGGACGTTAATGCATTAAGATTAACGGCTTCAGATAACGTTACTTTAACTGGTGAAAACTCAGACATTAGAATTGCTCCAACAGGATCAGGTGGTACAGTATTGATAAATCCAGCGGCTGGTGGAACATTAGATAACATGAATATAGGTGCTACGACACCGGGAACGGTTACTTCAACAAATTTAGTTGCGAGTGCAGGGACGCTAAATAATACAGTAATAGGTAATACTAAACCAAATAAAGCTACGTTTACGACGGGTAATGTACAAGGCGAGCCTACACAAAGTACGGCAATAGCTAATAAGAAGTACGTGGACTCAAGAGCGACGGCATTGGCAATAGCATTAGGAAGTTAAAATAGATGGCTAAACAAAAGATAGATACGTATATATTCCAACCAGGAATTCCCGTTTCAGAAAACAGAAACCCTCATGCGTATGAATTAATTAAAAATAACGTTGAGTTTATCTGTGACGAAACTGTGGCATGGATTGCCGCACAGGTTTTAGCCAATGCGGCTGACCCTACTAGCTTCTGGTACAACTATACATACAATTCACCAAAGTGTGAAAGAGATACAAGATACAATTTACAAGGTGTAAATGGTGACGGTGGTATTTTATACGATTTAAGATATGGCGGAAACGCACAGGCAAGATTTTTAGCAAGTAAATATTGGATTAATTCAACTCCACAGGTTGACGGAGATAGACAACCTGAAGTAGCGGCAAAGAACTTTGTTGTTAGTTTAATTAATAACTATATTTTACCTCAAGCAACTTTTACATCTGCACAAAGTCCAGTAGTAACAACACAATATACTAACAATGGTTCAAGTTATGAATCAGGATCAGATGCAAGAGTTACTGCCTTGTTTGCAATTATTACAGACGTTATTACAAACGGACTTGATAATGTTCCAGCACTTGATAGAACAAAAGTTTCAAGTGTTAAGATGCAGACTCGTGTTCCATCAAACGATTTATTATTAATTACTGATACAACAAACAACGAAGTTATCTTTAACTTTAGTGATCCTAAATTAGGTGGAAGTTGTGAATTCCAAACAGATGATACTTCACAATTAACTAAAGGTGTTGAAGAAGACTTTCCAAAGTTCTTAGAAAGAACAGGAACTATTACAACTGTTTATCTAGATAAAAATACAGACAACATAACTTATACAGATAAAGCAGTAGCAGTTTTAGAAGCAAACTTAGAATTTGTTAAAAAAGAAACAGTAGCCTGGATTGCGGCAAACGTGGCAAGTGCAACTTCAGGTATGTGGCACAATTATACATACAACACTACCAAGTGTGAAAGAGATATGGGATTAAACGTAGCTGGTATTACAAAAGATATCAAGTACGGCGGTAATGCAAACACATATCTTAATGCAAGTAAGTATTGGGTACAAACAACTCCACAAATTGACGGTGATAGAACTCCAGAGATTGCGGCTAAAAACTTTGCAAGAGATTTAATTAACAATTACATTTTAAAAAATGTTGCATACACTTCACAACAAGTTGGAGCAGGTGCAGTATCACAGAATGTTATTTTAAGTTTACCTGAAATAGGTGTTAATACAAGAGTAACTAACTTATTCTTTGTTATTACAGATGTAATTGAGAATGGTTTAGACAATTTACCAATTGAAGAAAAAATACCTTTATACTACGACACAGATGATTTACAGATCTTTATAGATCAAGGTGAAACAAGAACAAGACCATTTGATTTTGGTACTGATGCTATTGAACGTATGAGAGTTTCAAACTCCGTATCCATGCTTGATGCTGACTTTGAATATGGTCTACAGCCTACGAAGTGGCAAGCGATTGCTATGCAAAGAGGTTATCCAAGTATTTACGAAGTACCAGGTACTGATAAAGAAGTTGCTTCAGTTGTAACTGATGCTTCAACAGGTACAGGTGGTGTTGGTCAAAGTTTAATTACAGTAACAACAGTTGGTGCTCATGGTATTGTAGCAGGTACACCTATTACAATTAAAGCTCTTGAAAATAGTATTCAAGGGGCAAGTAGAGCAGAAGGTTCGTTTATAATTTCAACTGTTCCTACTGCAAATACATTTACATTTTTTGCTAAATCAAAAGTTGGTACAAGTAACGGACAAGTACTTTCAACTTATTACACACAGTTAAGAGAAGCAAACTTTTATACTGGTGCGGCGATTGGTAGTCCAACATTTAGTATTATATCACAAGGTACAGCAGGTACATTTACAAACCCATTAGCGGCTCCAAATGGTTCAGACAAAGTTACTTGGATTGGAAACACACCAGAGATTGGTGCTCCGGTACAAAACGTTGCAGGACAAATTGCAACAGCAGGTACAATAGGTGTTGCGAATGCAAGTAGAACAGCAGGAACTTACACAGCAATAAGTGGTAGTTCAGATAGTATTGCTTCAGAATTAATTGTTGGTACATTTGATATTGTTATTGACGGTACAGGTGCGGCAACAAGTATAACAAATTTTAAAGGTGGTAGAAATAACGCAGTAGGCGATACTATCACAGTATTAGACGCTTCATTAGGAGGCGGTGGTGCACCAGCATTAACTTTCCAAGTTGCAACTAAAACAGATGGAACAGGTATTGGAAGTGGTGCTCAGGTTACAGTTGTAACAGGTGGTGGCGGAGAAATTGCTACTTGGTCAGTTGCAGGAGATTATGCAAGTGGTGTTAACCAAATTGCATTAAGTGATGTAACAGGAGTATTAGCAGGACAGGCCATTGATAGAGGAGATGGTACAGCAGTTCACGTATCAAGTATTGTTGGAACTGATGTAAACTTAGATGGTAATACTTCAACTGCTATTGTTGGTAACAACGTACAATATACAGCAGTTGCAGGAACAAACTATAACAGTACAGGTTTTGGTGCATTGTGGGATATTGACAGAGCAGGTGGAAACTATACAGTTACACAAAATAATACAGGTGGTGATCAATATGAAGTAGATGATGTTATTGTTGTACTTGGTAACACATTAGGTGGACAAACTACAACTAACGATTGTCGAATTACTGTTAACTCAGTTGATTCAAGCGGATCAATTACATCATTTAGCTCGTCAGGTTCAGCATTTGACGGTAACGGAAGTTTTAGTAACATCGCTGGTCAAAACATGAACGGTAACGGTTTAGGTGCAATATTTGATGTTACATATACAAACAATGCTTACACAGTAAGTTTAAAAGATCCAACTTATGCCAATAATGCAACAGGTGTAACACAAGGTGGTGTTGGTACTGGTGCGGCATGGGACGTTGTATTAACAAATAATACTTACAACGTTACAGAAAACGCAAGTGCCGCCGACGCAGGTTATATTGTTGGTGACTTAATTAGAATTCCAGGAACTAACTTTGGTGGGTCAAGTCCAGCAGAAGATTTAGATATTTCAATAACAGGTGTTGATGGTAGTGGTGGTATTACATCATTTAATGCATCAGGAACAGGTGCCGCGGCACAAGGTACTTTTAGTGAACCAGCATATACTTACAGTGGTGTTGGATCAAATGCTACATTCAACGTACAATTTAGTGGAACAACTTATACTGCAAGTGTTGTTGCTCCAGGTTCAGGATATAGTGCAACAGAAACGTGTGTAATTTCAGGTGCAAACTTAGGTGGTGCAAGTCCGGCCAACGATGCTACAATTACTATTGATACTGTTGACGGTTCAGGTGTTATTACTGCAATTAGTGTTACAGGTACAGCAGTTAACTCTGCAACTTATACAAACGTAACATCAGGTCAAAACATAGTTGGAGCGGCGGCTTCATTTAACATTACTGTAAATTACAATAACAGCTACACAGTTACACAAGGTAACGAAGTAGGAACTAACTATGGTAGTGGTAACACTATTATTGTTTCAGGTGCAAACTTAGGTGGTACTACACCAACAAACGATTTAACAATTAATGTTACAGGTGCAAATGCCTCAGGTGGTATTACATCATTTAGCTCTTCAGGTACTGCCGCAGATGCAACGGCGGGATATGCGGCTGGTGATAGATTACAAATTTTAGGAACTAATTTAGGTGGTAGTAGTCCAACACATGACGCTATTG